ATGGCCGTGATAAAGCCCGCCACTTTCGTCTTGGACGCTGGTGAGTATAGCGACCGGCTCCCGCCGCTACACACCGTCGAGGTGCGCTGCGACCTGTACGACCGCAAGCCCTACGAGACCATGAAGAAAGATTTTGTGCTGGAGGACATCACGGCGGTCAACGCGGCTGTGGCCACCGGCAAGTTGCAGCAGTTGGCCAGCGGGTTTGCGTACAACACGACGCAGACGCCGTCGCACATCCCCGGCAAGTGGATCACAGTCCAGACGCCAGTGTGGTTTGACACGGCCAAGTTTGACCGGCTGCATGAATTACTTGAGGAGAACCAGCGTGCCAACACGATCATCGCTTACAACTACCAAGAGGAACTTGCCGAACTCAGACGGCGGTATCCCGCCGCCCAGACGCTGGACGATGACCGGGCCATTGAGCGTTGGAACGCGGGCAGTATTGAATTGCTACTTGTCCATCCGAAGTCAGCGGGCCACGGCCTCAACCTCCAACACGGTGGCTGCCGGATCGTATTCCTGTCCTTGCCCTGGTCGCTTGAACTGTACGAACAAACCATCGGGCGGTTGCACCGTAGCGGCCAGCGGCATGACGTGTGGTGCTACGTCATGCTGACCAACAAGACCGTGGACGAGCGCATCTGGGCCGCGCTGCACGACAAGCGCTCAATCTCTGATATTGCTATGGAAGAACTATGCTAGAAAAACTCAAAGCCCAACTCAAAGCGGCCAAGGCCGAACTGAAAGTCCGTGCGCGCAACGTCAACGCCGCCTACAAGGCGTACGACCGCTGCTGCGATCTCATCACCAAACTGGAGAACAGAATTGAAATCTACATGGCGAAGCGTAAATGACTACCTGCACACCTTGTCCGAGGACGAGGTGCTGCGGATGCTAGACGAGGAACGGTCTACGCATAAACGGGTATCCATGCTGGAGCGTCTGCACCAGCGGTACAGCAGCCTGCGAACCACGCGGGAACGAATTGAAATTTTACGAGAGGCACGACAGGTATGAAACTTACAGACAGCCAGCGCCGCCAGCTACGCTCTGCGGCCATATTTGGTGGCGACTACGTCCACAACGTAGTTGACTCACTTCAGCGGGAAAACCCCGACGCCTTCTGGCGTGAATCCGAGTTAAAACAGCGCCGGTTCTACCATGAACCGATTGGCGCACCCCACAAGTCCTACGTGCAACGCTATAAACCAGGAGCATTCAAATGAGATTGATCGAAACCATCTTTGCCTTGATCGGCGCGTGGGCCGTGATGATGGCCGCGTTCTTTTGGGTTGGCTACGCCACCTATTGCCCGCCGTGCGACAGTATGCTGGCGGTGTTCACGGAGACTTGCAAATGAACTTTAAGCGACTGTTTGCTACCCCGTCGCCACTTGAACTAGCTGCACGGGAACTAGTGCAGGCGCAGCGGGCCAAGCTAGAGGCTGAGAGCGCACGCGAGTACGCTTTCCACATGGTCAACTACAACGACGACCGCATTGCGCGGTTACAGGAGCGTTTGAACGAATTGAAAGGAGAGACAGCATGAAATACGACAACACACCCATCGACCCAACATGGATGAGCAAGACAGGCGGCTTTGCCAAGGACATGACCTTGCGTGATGAATTTGCAATGCGGGCTATGCAGGGACAGTTATCCATGCCCGAATTATGTGCTGCTATAGGCAGCGGACGCACGACAGTTGATTCATTCTGCCGCAGTTGTTTTGAATGGGCAGACGCAATGCTTGCCGCGAGGGAGGCGAAATGATACTTACGCCACAACAAATGGCAGAGTTGGTTTTGAAAATATTGGAGGATGTTGTTGTAGACATTTACCCATCGGAAGAGCGCGAAGAGGCCAAGGCCCGCATCCTTGATGCATGGAGCGCGGAAATGTTTCAAGGAAGGACTGAAAAATGAACGACGATGACACAGACTCAGGCGGGGACTTTTTCGTTGACATGATTAAGACTGCTATTGCCGTTGGCTTTTTTCTTTTGCTGGTGGTCACCATTGGCGCAGTTGTATGGGGGTTCGTAGCATGAAAACTGAAGAAGACGAAGCCTTTGACGAACTTGCCAAGCGGCAGGGTGATTGGGGCGGTGGGTTTAAGGCTAAGCAAGCAATGGCTGCGGACAAGTTGCAGGAGCCTGACGCATTGACCATTGCATACCAAAGCGGTTACTACGAAGGCAAAAAAGCAGCTTTGGCACAGCCAGTGCACGATCAATGGCGACCAATTGAGACCGCGCCAAAGGGTGAGACCATTTGGCTTGGCGACCAACACAGTATCCGCATCGGTTTTTGGGCAATTGATTGTTGGGTTGATGACGCTAAAGCACAAGATAGGGGAAATCGAGGGTTGGGTTTTGCGCCCACCCACTGGATGCCGCTACCCTCCGCGCCGGAAATCGTCTCGCATCTTTCCGCCCGCAACAAAGGAGCCAAGCCATGACTAAAGACGAAGCATTGAAGCTGGCGCTTGAGGCGTTGGAAGAACACCATTACGGCGAGGCACAAATAATCATCCGTGAAGCATTGGCACAGCCAGCGCAGGAACCTGACGCACTGACCATCGCATATCAGTCTGGTTACTATGATGGCAAAAAAGCAGCACAGCGCGAGTGGGTAGGGCTGACGGATGAGGAAATTCACAGGAAAACAATCCTTGCTGGATTTAACCCGGAATGGAATGTTGAAATTGGATTGGTGCTAAGTATTGTTCGCAACTTAGAAGCCAAACTCAAGGAGAAAAACTCTTGATTTGCCCCACTTGCGCCGCCTGGACTCGCGTGCTGGAGACGCGGCACAAATACGACAACCAGGTCTATCGGCGCTATGAGTGCGCCAATACGCACCGCTTTTCAACTATGGAATCAATCAAATGCCAGAATTCGCCGCGTGGAGCCACGAAAACCTTGCCAAGTTTGCAGAAGAATCCTACGTCCGACTAAAGGAGCAGCAGGACGCGCTGGAGCAGGCCACCGCAAATTTCAAAAACGCAATGGTCGAACTACGCAAACTAAACGATCGTTGCGCCAGCTTGGAGTTGGGCAATCGTTAAGCCGCCGGTGTATTGGAAGTGCGGAAACTCTTTGAAGTCTTTCCAATCACCAGCCCACTCTAACCCGCAAGACTTGCCAATCTCACCAATTTTTTGCCAAATGGGGTCTTTGGTACTCCATACAGGTTTTCCATTGACCAACGCAACTACATCCAATGCACAGCGCCAGTTGTGCCATGACTGACCCGGCTTGGCTTTGGTGACCACATCACCGGGGATAGTGCGGCCTTGGGCGTAGAGAGCAGCTTGGCTCTCGTTATCTCGGTATGTGGAGGTCACCAGCAAGTCGATGCCCTTGGCCTTGGCGGCGTCCACAAATGCCTGCGCCCGCTTTTTGACGGGCGGCGCTAGGTCGTCAAGAGTTCTTGAATTGATCACTTTTTAGCTCCACATAAACGTCAATGCAAGTTCCCTCGGCGCGGGCGTGCGTGTTTTGCAAGTACCAATCCACCTTTTCGTTGATGGTTTTTATGCAGAGCGCCCTGTCGGTGTAGATGGTTTGCTGCTGGAGGAATTCGCACTTTTCCAGCACGCAGATGTACATGACGGGAACCCAGATCATTTGGCCGCCACGCCGTTGATTTTCTCAGCGGTACGCATACCGCCAAGGCAAAGCATTCCAAGTAGCAGCGGCATCATGGTTCCCATGTCCATTTGAGGAAACTTGATTGGATGGCCGTAGACGGCTGCGCCCCATTCGGCCAGCGGCCCAACGACAAACTGGACGGCAAAGCCTGCGCCGCACACCCAACCAATGCCTGGTCGCCAGCCGGAGACAAACACCGACGGGTTTGCAGCTTCTGCTTTGTTGATGTCAAGCTGGCCGGCAATCATCGCCAGTTCGCCAGACTGCTGTAGTTTGAACAATTCCAGTTTTGCGGCAGCGGCTTGCGCGGGATCAGGCCACAGCCGATCCATGACCTTGCCGCCAATGTCTAGGAGCGCGCTTACGGGATCAAGTGCCATTTGGTGTTCCTTTGTTGGTGCGGATGTCTACGATTTTTTCTGCGGTCTTGCCAGCAAAAATTGCGGTGATCACAATGATCATGGCCTGACCAAGCAGATCAACGTAAGCGCCCCGTGTCTCTAGATTGAAGACCGAAAGCAACGCGAAGAAAAAGTAGGAGAACAACAAGAACGCAACCGTGACCGGCTGAATGTTCTTAGCTAACCAGGAATCATTTTGCTCGTTCATAAAGTTTCTCAATCTTTGTTCTGACGCGCATGGTATCCGCTGCGCCTAAGACTTGCGCCAGATTCGTGTAAATGAGTACCAACTGCTCCTTAGTGCAGACTTGGCCCGAGTCATCCAACCATTCAACAATTCGATCATGGCGTTCCTTTGGGTTGTGCGTGCTGTACGCAATGTTTACAAAGTCGCTGACGCTGCATTCGCGCTTGACTGTTGCGCCGTAGACGAACGACAGCAGGGCAACAGATATAAGCCAGCGCACATTGTTTAGCTTTTGGGATATTTAGCCTTGACTGCTTGGCAATCGGCGATGTACTTATCAATTTGCGCTTGGTTGCCTTTGACTACGCCGTCGAGGTAGTCAGTCATGGGTGGGTACTCGGCAGCACGTTTCTGTGCGTAGGTCAATACCGGCGCATTGGCCGCACGGATGGCGGCAGCGTCTGCATTTGTAATCTGAACAGACCCGCTGGGGAGCAAGTGTTCATACTCAGCAGAATCAAGAAAATGAAGCTGATTGTCTGGTGATTTGTAGTGCATGATTTTCCTTAACGCAGTTCGTTCCAATTACTAATGCTGCCCACACCAGTCGAAGAAATGTTGTAAGAAACACCTGGAGGGACTAAAAAGCTGATGTAAGAAAGCGCAGTAGCCGTATAAGCACTTACTGATCTAAAAGCCAACCCACCAACAGTAGCTTGAACATCACCTTGAGCACTCATTGAAGCCACAACATATACAAAAATTGGTTTTCCCGTGGTGTTGTAGTATGTAGTCGTTACCGCCCTACTTGCGGAAACGTCCTGCCAAGTCTGCCCATATCCAATTGAACTCATAGCAGTCAAAGCCTGACCACCACATCCTTGAATAGTGCTAGGTGCAGTTGCCCAAGTGCCTGCGGTGGCTTGTGTGCTTTCAATGTACCCAACAACACGATATGCAAGTGATGTACGCGCTGTGGTGGAATAGACAACAGACGCGCTATCAGCAGCGCCAGCCCCACCCTCTGCTGTGGTGCTGATTAACCCAGTCTCGGTCAGATTAGTGCCGCCCGCAATATTGACAACGGCCAGTTCCACTGTGCCAGCGTTGTCAAGCGCTAATACAACAATGCGGCTTTGCACTGCCGACACTGTGCCAAGGGTAGACCCTGACGATACGGTTACGGAAATGGCCGACGAAACTAATCGGGACACCACCGTGCCACTGGTTAAAGTGGCAGACCGGAAATCCAAAGTAGTTGGGTTCAGTGTGACCGTGAGTGCGTTAGCTGCCACAGTCGCAGTGATTGGCTTAATGGCAGACTCCGGCACTTTGGTCAATGACCCACCGCCCGAGAAAGTTAGAGTGCCGGTAGTGGTCACACCGCTTGTGGTGCTGGTGGTAGCGTTCACTGTGGTGATATTGCCAGTAGTCGCATTGACTGTGGTGATATTGCCCGTGGTCGCATTGACTGTGGTGATATTGCCCGTAGTAGCGGTCAGCGTGGTAAACGCGCCAGTGTTAGGCGCGGTGCTACCGATGGGCGGTGGTGATGCCAGTGTGGTGGTTAATGAAGCAGTATCAAGGGGCGTGCTAATGTTGTCCACCGTGTACAGCAGCACATCAGTCGCAGTCTTGACCACAAACTTGTAACTGGTGCTGGTCAAGAGCCAAATGTTGGCTTGACCGTAAGAGTCCAAGATGATGGGGTTGGTGTTGGCCGTGCCAGCCCCAAAATCCGTGTAGGTAGCGGCTGGGGTAGATGTACCCGCAGCGTAGGTGTAGATCTTCCCTCCAACTAGCGGAGCGCCGTCAGTGCCAAAGATCTGCTGCTTGGGGGTAGGTGTTAGTCCGGCCATTATTTGTCCTTGTCTTGTTTGTTTTCCAAACGATCAAAAATCTTACTCAGCATCTCTTTGATCTCTTTCATGTCGTCGCGGTAGTCCTGCCGCGCAACGTAGACTAAGGGTAGTTTACTCAGGTCTGTTTTCAGTTCCTGCACCGCCGACCACAGTTCACGGGCGAACCACCCGGCCACCGTCAAAGCAGCGCCAAATAGGATGTTGAGTAGATGTTGATCCATTATTGGGCATTCAGTGCGTTTTGGTTTTCGGGGGCAAGAGCGTTTCTGACAGTAGACACGGTAGCCGCGCCAGTACCAGGCATCCAGCTAGACGGGTCGGAAAGAAATTTCAGCACGCGATTGCTTTCGGCGGCGGGCAATGTCTTTAACAAGTCCACAGCTCCTTGGGGCGTTTTAAACGCTTCGGTCAATATCTTCATGGACTTATTGCCGATTTTGCGCTCTAGCGTGTCCATTGCTGCATTGGCAGCGGTAACTTTTGCGGAGAAGAAAGACGGAAGCCGCAGACCAGATTGTTGTTGCGAGAGCAGCGCCACCAAAGCTTCTCTGCCTTCGGCTGCTTGGCCGGTTATGTTCATGTCGCGCGTCACTTTGGCGGCTTGTTCGCGCAGCACGTCAAGCGTTTTGTTGCTTACATCTTTGGCGATGTTGTAGCTGCCAGGGCCAAGAATCTTCTCAACTTGGTCTGGTGAATTACCTTCGACCAAACTCAAAAATTCTTTCTTGTTGGTGCGGAACAATTCCAACGCTTTACCGGCCAGCTTTTGTTCAGCAATAGACGCCATGCCTTTGGAGTACGCGGCCAAGTAGTCTTTGTAGCCCACACCGCCTGCACCTTCAATGGCATCGTCAATGATGGGCTTCAGCTTGCTCAGAACACTGGCGGCGAGATTTTTCTGCGTAGTTGCGTCTGCGCCGGGGTTCAATTGTCGAATGGCGGCGTTGACCGAGTTTTTACGGATGGCGTCCAAGGCCACGGCGTCAATCAAACCGCCGCTTGTAGTCCACTTGGCAATATCGTCCGCAACGTTTTTAACGGCGGTAGACATCACGTCGTTGCCCGCAAATTCTGGGTTGGTCGCAACTGATTTGATCTTGGTCACAAGCGCGGGCGCGTTCAACGGTTTGATGCCTGCCGAGCGTAGGCTGTCTGCGGCCCCTTGCGCCATCCGAGCGCCTTGACCTAAGTCAAGGGATGCATTTGCCGCTTGAGTCGCCCATTCGTCGGCCATACGCGCCAAGTCGCCCTTGTAGGTGTACTTGGTAAAGCCTACAGGCAAGCCTTTTTTAATCAATTCAAGTCGTGCGGCTGCTTCGGCGATATTGCCCGCGTTGACCAGATCGCGCACTTTTTGCACTTCAGCCGCTGCTTGTTGGCTCATGCTAGAAGCCCTAGACTCCAAGTCAGCCACATCTTTGCCAAGATTGGCGCGGGCCAGCGCGGTGTCGCGCATGGGCGTGGTGACGGCGGTGATGTTGTCTTTTTTAACTTTTGCGGCTGCGCGGATTTCGGTTTCAGTGACGCCGCCAGCTATCTTGGCCAACTCATTCACCGCATCCTGCTCGTTCATGTTTTTGAGCGTCAGAGTGAACTTAGGATCTGCGGCCAACCGGCGTTCAATCAGCGCCTGCCATGTTGGATTGGTAATGCCTGCCGTGGCTTGCGCGGCGGTCTGATTTGCTGGCGCAGCCCGCAGCGCGTTTAGGACAGCGGGCACATCCGACTGAAGCGACGCGCGGGCAATGGTTGCCGCTTTGAGTTCCGGCGAGCGAAACACATCCATGACTTTACCCGCCGCCTTGCCAAGCAACGGTGCAACTACACGCCCGCCCGCTTCCATAGTAGCGCCTTCAAGGACGTTTTGAACTGGTTCGGCGGCAACTGCCAAACCTTGGCGCGGTGGTTCTATTCCTACTAATCGATCCGCACCTGACGTAATTTCTTTGGCGATGCCATAGCCTAGCCCCGCTCCACCGGCTACGCCAAGCGGGCCAAACGGCAATCCAGCCATGCCGCCAAGCCCAGCGCTTACAGCCTCTAAAGTAGGAGCCGTGTACTCACGTATTGTTTTATAAGTTTGCTGCCCGGGTGTCAATTGTTGACGCGGCGCGGGCATTCCTTCTGGGGTGGGCGCAGCAGGTTCGGCGGGGAGCGCAGGTGAAAACACCCCAAATTTCTGCCGAATGGCAATTTGCGTATCAGTGTTTGCGTTGATAAAGTTAGGGTCTTGTGCCGAAAATTTATCAAAAATAGCTTGCTTCGTTACGCCATCAGCGTTGACGTAATTTGGGTCGGTGAGGAGTGATTTTAGGTCGGCCATTGTTAATCCCTCAACAACGGATTGCTACGGTCTACTCCACGGCCACTAGAGGCTGCTGGCGCAGCAACGCCCCTATTTGCGCGGTAATCGTATGTCGCGTCAAAGGCTTCTTTTACGCGGGCCTTAGATTCGCGGGCTTGATTTGCCGCTTTAAGCAGATTTGCTTTCAAATCCGCAGTGTCTTGGGTACGGTTGATTGCCGCCCACGCATCACGCAAATATTGACCTTCTTGGTTCGATACGTTGCCCAGCGCGCCACCGGTTGGGGACGCCGCCCGCATATTTTGCAATTCTGCGAAGCCACCGCGCGCCACAATAGAGTCGTACAGCGCTTGGGCCGCACGGGCGTCTTTAGTAACCGCCGGGGTACGACCATAGATCAAACCGGAAATGCCGGTCAAGCCAGGGTGGTTGGCCAAAGTCTCAATATCCTTGGCCAAGCCTTCTGTTTTAGTTTCAAGCGTTTTGACCGCTTGCAAGGCTTGCGGGTATTTAGCCTCACGGGCTTGAATTTCTTTTGGCGCAAGCCCTTCAATAGCCGTTGCGGGGGTTTTTCCAATTGCTTCTGCACGGTCAACGTAAATAACGCTGCCTGGACGATCTGGATTTTCTACAGCAACCGGCATAGTCACACTTATTGCTGGCGCGTGTTCGGAATGCGACTTCAACCAAGCGTTTCTTAGCTTGCTTTTTTCTGCTTCGGGCAAATTCGACGCGGCCAATCCTCTTTCGAAATCGCTCATGGCTTTTTCAGGGATGTGGTTCAGCTTTGCAAGTTGCAGCCTAGCGTTTGTTTTTTGCGCTTCGGTTGCTCTTGGGTCATCAAGAACGGCCTGTTCTTTTTGCGACGCAGTGCGGTCATCGCGTTGTTGGTTCTTAACCTTAATTTGATCGGCAAGGTCTTCAGCTTTTCGTAACTGCCCAGCTTTACGCGCGGTAATTTCCGCATCCACTAATTTTTCCATTTCAGCGCGGTCATCGCGCAACTGATTTTTAACTTTAATTTGATCGGCAATAACGTCAGCTTCTTTTGTTTTTCCTGCTGCGCGCAAATCGGCTTCTTCGCGTTGCAATCTTAAAATGTCAGACGGCGCGGCGGCGGCGGTGAGTGTGCCCGCGCCAGGAATAATAGTCGTGCCATCCGCACGCATATTGATGGGCGCGCTTATTTCTTTCAGCCGCGCTTCATGGCGTTTTATTTCGTCTTCTCTGCCTTTTGACGGCGGCATTCTTTCCAAAACAGCTAGCCGATCTATTAGTGTCTTACGTTCTGCATTTACTGCTTGAAGCGTAGCTTCGTTGCCTGTCAAAGCGTTAACCGAAGCAGCGGCGGGGGCCAAAGTGTTAAGAGCAACGGGAACCAGTTTGCCAGCAGCAGCAACGGGTCTAGCTTGCACTCCCTCTGCAACTGGTTGTGCCCCAGGCACAGCCAGCGCCGCGCGGGTATCGTCAACCGTACCAGTTGGAACCGCGCCTGGAAGCGGTGGCAACGACGCAATGCGTTTAGCTTCATTTGCTCTTTCGCGGGCGGCTGTTACGGCGTCAATAGCGCTTTTGGCGTCTAAATTAAGATGCGCCGCAGTCCATTGATCTGGGTCTCTCCTGTACATTGCTATGTTTTCAGCAATTGCTTGGTCTAGCGGTTTAATTTCTTTTGCCAACGCACCCAAAACTGGGTGTGCATACGTCGCCCTAATAAAATCTTCAACGCCTTTTTCACTGGTTGCTGCGGCGATGGGAGAATTAGCTTGAAGAAAACTTTTTTGCGTTAAACCAAAAATTTCAGACGATAATTTATCACCTTCCAATCCAGCTTTTTTCTGCTCGGCAATTGCTTTGGCATAGCCCAGACCTGTCTTACCGAACGCCAACAACCGGCGCTGATTTTCAACAGTATTTAAGTCTGGATTGCCAGACAGAAAATTCTTAGCGCCTTCTTCTTCTTGCATAGCCCGTTGGGCGGCAGACATCTGCATCTGCCCAAGCTGGTTTTGCTGCACGGCGTTTTGAATGCCGACAGCTTGGCCGTATTGAGCCAATGGGCTTTCAATCTGGAGAGGTTGCGCGCCTAACGCGATTCGTGTGTCAAGGGGCATGGTATCTCCGATTTATCCGTAGAAAGCAGGTGCGGCTGTTGGTGCGCCAATGTACCCCGCCGGAACCCCTCCGGTGTTGCCTTTAAGCGCGGCTAGTAGATTTTGCTGGTTGCTGTAGTTCAGATATGATCCCAAACCGCTGGTGAGCGCGTTAGACGTTCCCATGTAACCAGACGCACGGGCGTTGGCCGAACCCATGTAGCCTTCGCCTGTAGCGTTAGCCCCCGCCATGCCGTAGTTGCCCACATTGGACGCCATTGTCTGACCCGCAGAGCCTAGATTGGATGCAGTGGTTCCACCCATGCCCGTCAATGCTTGCAATGGCCCAAGGCGCGCTTGACGTTCAGCTTGGTAACGGTTGAATGCGTTGGTGTACTCTTGCGAACCCATGTCCTGACCAAAGCGTGTAGCAGCCTTTAATGCGCCGCCAGATATTAGCCCGCCGCGTGCAGCGGCAGAACGTTCTAGCGCCTTTTGGCCTTCCGACAAGCGGAATCCATAGCCTGGGTCGGCTTGAAATTGTTCCATGCTGAATGGCGTGTACCGAGATGCCGACACCAACTCGGGCAAAGCATTGACGCCTGCCTGATAGAACGGTTGCTGGCGCTCGACGTTTTCGCGGTACTGCTGCTGCTGCAAGTCTGCTGCGTATTTGGACGCAGCCGCTTGCGTTTCCGCCGCCCGAGTTGCGGCGTCAGATTGTTCGCCTGCGGCTCTATTAGCTGAGTACGCGCCAAGTAACGCGCTTCCTCCAATGGCTGCTGCTACCCATGGCATATCAAACTCCTTCGCTCATAATTTGAGCAATATTTTGGATCTGAACGCCATTTGCAGGCGCTATAAGAACTTCATCTATCTCGTCTTCGTCCGTGCAATCCGTTGCGTGAATGCAATACCAAACTACGTCTGTGATCGATTTTACGCCGTGGTGTCTTCCCGCGCTAATGCTAAGGCAGGCAGGAGCGTGCAAGATAGACGTTTCGCCGTCAACAATCAATTCAATGGAACCACTTGCCAAGATAGACAAATGGCTGTGCTTGTGGGTATGCTGAACCAACCAGCTTCCAGCGGGGATGCGCGTTTCCTTGGCGTACACGCCGCTAGAAAAATGATGCTTGATCTCAGGGTCAATGAAATTCATGTTATTTTAGTTTCGAGTCTGCATAATAATCCAGTTAGTGCCGTCGGACACCAAAGTCGCCCAGTTGCCTACCACACCCAAAAGGATGGCCGTACCAGCAGTCGTGCTGGTAATTGGCACAACATTGCTAGATGCTGACACAATTGTTTGGGCTTGTATATTCTTGAAAATCAATTGCCGCCCGACCCAAGACGCGGCAGCGGGTAGCGTAACGGTACAGGTGGAACCTGACTTGTTGTTGATGAGCCAGGCTTCGCCGTCGGCCACAGTGAAGTCGGCTGTTTTGACGACCGGTGCAGATAGTGTGTCTGGAGTTTTCCAAGTCGGAACTCCAGCGCCAGCGCTGGTCAGCACTTGGCCGGAAGTCCCCGCCGCCGTAAATCCGTATGCCGTACCCGTGCCATAGGGCACAGCGCCAGCCGTAGGCGCCGAAGAACCGTTTGTTCCACCATTGGCAATAGCCAAGGTGCCTGCAAGCGTTATAGCGCCTGTGGTGGCCGTTGCTGGCGTCAGGCCGGTAGTGCCGCCTGAAAAAGACACCACGCCCGAACTGGTAAGGGTGATAGTTCCTGCTGCGTTGGTGATTGTGATGCCGCCGCCGGCCGTCAGCGTATTAAGGGCATATCCTGTGCCATTGCCAATCAGCAACTGACCGTTGGTGGGGGTAGTGCCTACCCCTGTACCACCGCTAGTTACTGGAATAATGCCAGTGCCTGTTCCAACAATGTCATATAAGCTGTAAAACCAACGATACCATTCTCGCGAAACCGCACCTGTGCGCGCATCAATGAGCGACACTCTTGGCGGCGTAATTTGGGTAGCGTTTAGGTTTGTTGCCATATTTAAGCATTGGTCGGGCTGAGTATCAATTCAGCGCCCATGATGACAATCTTGATTGGGTCAGTGCCGGACACCTCGTACACCCGGTCGCGCAGTTTGAGCGTCATGCCCAGCCGCCGCCAAAAGACGCGGTGGTAGTACGCACCAATCTTGCCCATTGAAGACCAATGTTCATTGCTCCAAGTGTGGCCGCCGTCATCCGACCAACGCAACATAGCTTGGGGATCGGAGCCTTGGCCGTTATTCAGACCAACGCCCGACTCGCAGTTCAACTGCAAGCTGTGATGCGCGGTGCGCTTGAGATTGTTCTGCCCTGACGGCAGCGCTCGCCATGAACGCAGCCACTTTTGGATGCCTCCGTTGTCGGCGTAAACATCAAGATCTAACGTGTAGATGTTGCCGTTCTCGTAGTCACCCACAATGATGTTGCCGCCAAAATTGCACTGACAATTGCTGCGGTGGCGGGTGAACTCGCCGTTGTCCCAGCCCGCACGCTCGTGCCATGCCTGAGTCGCAACGTCGTACACCCAAGTGGCGTTGCCCGACGGGAATGTCAGCACATAGAAAGCATGGCCTTCTTGTTGATAAGTGTAGGCAATAGCATCTGAGATGTTGCCGTATTGGGCAATTGCATACTCAATCGCGTGCGTAGAGATGCGTTGGCCGGTGTAACCATTGGCTCGGTAGACAATGCCTTGGCCGCGTGCATCTGTGCCCAGCCAAAACAGGCCGTTGTCCATCTTAGCAATGGTGTACGCTGACACGCAACCGATTTCATTGAAAGCGCCTTGGATGCGGGTTAGCGGGAAGTCAGCAGCGCCTGAGTCGTACCAAACTTCCACGGAATCAGTGCCAAACACCCACAGTTCGCGGTGATCAGAAATAATGCCCACTACGCCGTCTGGTGAGCCTTCGGCGCTTGCAAAGTCCAACGGGTCAACAGATTGACCATTTAACAATTCCGAAACCCAAATGATTTGGCTGTTTGGCTGGTTAAAGACAAAGTACCCGTCAAGATACGCCACCGTCACAGCGCCAGCAAAGTCTGGGTCTGTGATTTGCGCGAACACGTTGGTGGTCTCGTTGTAGATGTAGCCGTCGGGGTTGCAGGCAAAGAAAATTTGTGTCCCGTTATCCGCAATCGATACCGGCCCCGTGCCGGACACTGTGCCCAACAATGTCGGTGTGGCCGTCAAGCCGGTCAGCTTGTAAACTTCTTGGCCCGATACGACATAGAAGTCGCTGCCGTTGGTCTGGTGCGCCCACAAAGCGCGAATTGGGCCTGTGCCCACTGATTGCAAAAAGTTGAGGCCGGGGGCACGGTTGAGGAACGCGGCGGTCTGCCCGTTGTCCGGCGTCATCTCCGGAAACAGGTTAACCATCCTGTTGTCCGCAGCATTGATACTGCGGGCGACGTAGGACGCGCCGAGTATCGGGGTCTGCATCAGTAGTTTCCTGCGTAGATGTTGAACCGCTGGCGGCTCGCCACAATTGCGTACGGCATCGACATCACATCATCAGGGTTGTTGATGCGCTTCAGATTGCGTTTGCTGGTCATAGCAATGCGTGTCACTTGCGGGCTGGGTTCGACGCCGAACTCAGGTGCAATCTCCATCGCCAAGTTATAGGTAAACGCCCGCAGATAACCGGGAGGAAAAGCCAGCACAGTCGTTAGTGTGGCGGGCGTTGACAATTCTTCAACGCTGATAAAGTGCCATTCCAAGTCCCGCGTGGGCTTGGGGTAGATGTACATATCGACATCGGGGTATGTCATGTTGATAAACAACACTTGCGGATATGTAGATGTAACCGTCTTCACAGCAATACCATCGTACTGCTGTTGGTTGATCATTTTTATACCGAAGCTAACATTGGTGCCTGGGTCGCGGTAGTAGGTTGCGTCATCTAGCAAAATGGGCCGGTTGCCAACAAAGTCGCCGGTTGGGCCAAGTGTGCGGTTGATAAACCCAGCAGGCCAAGTAAACATTTGGTCTTGAGTGCTGAACACTGATAGACGCTCAGTGTTCCACGAATCAATCATTTGATTCATCGCCATCAGTGAGTCTTGCGACACTGATGCGGAGGTAGTCTCGCCTTCGGCTAAAACGCCAAGCAACCGCAGCGCCCGGTTGATTTGGTCACCCGCAGTGTAAGTTGCCATAGCTAGACCCCTTGTGGTTCAACTTTTCTACGCCGCTTTACTTCCAGGACGTTTACAGGAGCCGCCAACTCAAAATTGGGCGTATCTTCATTGTATCGCACCCAACCGTTTTTCTCATCGGCTTCTGCTTCAAGATCCATAGTGGCGACTTTTCTGCCGTGGATGGGGTGCTTTAGGTATATGACCATAGGTGAGAAAGGGGGCTTGTGGCCCCCTCCTTTTAAGACGCGCCGTGGATGATGGAGAAGTTGATAATGACAGCTTCAGAATATGAAGTGGCCGCAGTCAAGTTTCGCAACGTAATCAAGGCAGAGCCAGCAGCTAGATAGGAAACGTAAGTGGTGTAAGCACCAGCAGCGCTACCAGTCGTATTGCTAGAGACACACACAATGATTGTGTCATTTGCAGAGATCATGCTGTTGGTCAGAATGAACGACACTGCGGTGGCTCCGGCCAACGCTGCGTTGTTCATTGTGATGCGGCCAGCACTGGTATTCAGCGTCACGCCCGTAGATTTGCTGGTCAACTGCGTTACCGCACCTTGGGCTGCTGCGCTGTAGCCAATTTCTTGGCTTGCGTAGCAGGTAGTAAATTCGGGGTCGCTATACGCAACACCTACTGATTGGCTATTTGGCATGATGTTTCCTTAAAAACAGGGGTCGAAACCCCCGTTAGGTTTAGGCCACGCGGTACACAGAGTACGCAGCATCGCCGGTTTTGCGGAACAAGAATTGCCCCACGCCGCCAACGCCTGCCGCGCTACCAGTAATCGCAACAACCAAGTTGCCGACCGCAGTGATGCCAGTTCCAACAGCCATCGTAATCAGGCCAGTTGAAGTGCCCAAGTTGATGACGGTCAGGTCAAACGTACTGTTGACTTTTGCGTTGGTAAATACCGCGTCAATTGCAGCAGCAGTTGGGAACGTGTAAGTCGCCGCCGTAGTCGACGGGTTGCCAACCAAGATGCCGCCAGTGGTTTGTGCAACGGTCAGAGTGGCCGTAGCAGTCGCCGTATTAGGCGCTGCTTGAACGCCCATAATGATTTCATTGGTGTTACCGTCGGTGAATTGATACCCACCACCAGAGTTAGGAATAGCCATGATAATTTTCCTTTAGAAAGAGTTGATTAGCCCCACAGACGGCAAGCCATCTGAGGACGAATGGTGCTGAAACCATACAAAACGTCGATACGGCAAGGCATACGGTCGTTGTTGATGTCGTACTGACGCACGATACGCAAACTGATTCCGTTATGCACCGAGCGCGCAGCCATGTCAACGCCTTGGGGCAGCAACAGGTCAGCGGTAGCAAACGTGATTGCATCCTTGTGGTAGATCAAGTTCTGTGCGTAAGCAGTAGAAGCAGTTCCCACAAAGGTCACAACAGCGCTAGATTGTGGCAAGGCGGTCATGGTAGCCAGTGCGTGAGCAGCGGAATACATGGGGGCCACAGTCAGAGTCCAATCGCCAGCCGAAGCGGTTGCATCAGCCAAAGCCACAAACTGGAACAGCGAACCAGTGGTTTCACGGGTTTGCGGGTTCACAGCAAAGCAAGCTGCAACGGTAAACACGTCACCGGCCTTGATGGTTGTAGTTACCGAGCCTTGGGTCAAAACAAGGGTAGACGCGCCTTCAGAAGACACAGTGGTTTTCACAGTGGTAGCGGCAGTCGCATCACGCGAACCGGTGGTGTGCTGCTTGATCGACTGAGACATATTGATCTCGTCATAGCCCAACACGCCAGTGCCCATCATGCCGTTCTTAAACTGCTTGCTGATGGTGTCGGTAGGATTGAACAGACCTTTCATGCCTTCAACCAAACCAGCGTTGGCAGCGGGGTTAACCGTTGCGTAACGTGGCGACATCACAGCGGCATTCTCGTTCAGCTTCTGCTGGGCTTGCAACAGCACCAAGGAAGTGGACGGGGTAGTGCCGGGAGTGCCTACGGTGTTACCGATGGTCTTGTAAGCATTGGCAACGTCAGCATCAATGCTGGAAGCCAACTGGCTGATACGCGGCTTGAGAACACGCTCTGCGAAGTCGTCCAATTGCATGGTCAACTCAGCAGACGTGAAGTTCACGCCGATGTGCTTTTGGCTGGCAACGGACAGGGTTGTGAACTGCTCGTTGTCGTCCTGCACTTGCAGGGCAGCGCCGTCGGTGACCAGGGCGCGGTCAGGCAGACGAATACGCAGAGTGGAACCGATCTTCGCACCTTCGACAGCAAAGCTGTCGTCGTACTGACGGTTTACGTTACGGGTGAGTACCAGGTTGTTCTCGAAGATTTCGAGAGCCTTCCGGGCAATCATGTCAATGGTAAGAATGCTATTAGCCATGAAAAAAGTCCTTTAAAAAATTAGCGGTTAGCCTGCGCTTCCCACTTCTTACGTTGCCGTGCCCTATCGGCTTCAATCCACTGCGAATCAGTCATGGTCTTGATAGACCGTGGATCCGTAGTGTCATAGGCCGGTGATCCAGTGGATCGGGCAGAGACAGGCGAAATAGGTGCTGGCGCTGACGATGTACGTTTCACGGGCGGATCTGATGCCAATTTGGCCTCAATCCGTCCAATCTCTTTAGCCTGAGCGAGTGGCGGCAGACGGGAAATGCGTTCTGCTTCCTTGGGGTTTGTGCCGAGATGGTAAGCCAACTCAGGCCCAATATCCGAAGATTGGATCGCTTCTGCCATCACGTTGGTAATTGGAAGTTTGGGGTTGTACGCGACTTGTTCAAAGTCCTCGTATTTGCTCCGTGCTTCCTCTTCCCGTTCATGATAGCTTTCAAGAACTTGCGTTTGCTGCTTTGCCGCTTCACGCTGTGCAATCAATTGCTCGGCCTTTTGATAAGCCAGCGCGTCGGCGTAAGCCTCCGTGCTTTCAAATTGATCAACAGACTGAACCGGCGCGGCTCTTAACGTCTGCGTTTCCGCAGCGCGTTGCGCTTGTTCCCGTTCCCATTTCCTTTGCTCTCTTGCAAGGCGTTTGCCGATTGCAGCGTCCAATTCTTCCTGTGTGAAAGTCTTAGATTGCTGGTCTTCAGCTACTTCCGGCGCACTAACTTCGGGTTCCGATACAGCCGTTGCAATCGGTTCCGGCGCGGGGTCAACTACCGCTAGGTTTTCTTCTGACATTTTTGATTCCATAGAATCCCTGGTGAACGCGCCAGTACGTTTTTTACAAATATATCAAATATTTTGTGTGACCCAAGATGTTGTCAATTCATCCCAACGATAAATCTTGTCATCAATAGGCATTGGAGTTGGCGCAGACCATTGGCAGGTTTCTTCTGCCAAAATCCATGATGGGTATGGTTGTGGTGGAATAAATGCGTCGCGGCCTAAATCGTAAGTGTAACCAATCCCAGCGTAGTTCTTGCGTAGTGGAGTGCCGCCGTTAGCGTGTACGCCAGCGTGAGTGTTGTAGCTGGTCTGCACCCATCCACTGCCTAGCGCACCAGTGTCAATAAAGTTCTGCTCGGCAACAATCACCTGAGTGACAACGCCATTTTCTATTTTTGCAAAGTGCATTGTGTTTTCCTTAAACGGGAACTAAGGAACTAGATGAATTGAATGTGTGGATGGTATTGCCCCCACTTGAGGTAACTGTGCCTCCAGTAAATTTTTGTGAACCAGGATAAGACACAATTACAACTCCTGATCCGCCAGAAGCGCCAGCCATTGTGTCCGCAGCATTGGTAGTTCCACCACCGCCGCCGCCGCCGCCTGTGTTAGCCGTTCCAGCAGTTGCTGCAACAGTGCCGCCATCTTTTTTACCGCCTGCGCCACCGCCGCCATTACCGCCAGTGGTAGAAAAATTTACGCCATATGCACCGCCAGCACCGCCCCCGGCATAAAAAACTGCTGAACCTGTTATTGAATTTGATAGGCCAACTCCCCCGCCGCCGCCTGATGACGCAGCGCCATTTGCACCAGCAGCACCCGCGCCACCACCACCGCCAGCCATACCAGTAAGACCAGATAAACTTGGATAATCACGGCCTTGACCGCCAGCATTACCTTGGCCTGATGTACCAGCAGCACCCGGCCCAGATTGAGTACCTGACCCACCACCAGAACCACCAACGCTGCCATTTCCATTTCTATCGCCACCATAACCACCACCAACGGCAGCAGTTCCGTATGCACTAAAAGTAGAATTTACCCCAGCCGTCCCTGCGCCCGGCTTAGCTGCTATTCCCCCAACACCACCCGCACCAACAACAATAACATAAGTCGATAATGGGTTAAGCGTTAAACCCGAACCAGCAAGCAAACCTCCAGCCGCACCGCCGCCCCCAGCACCGTTATAAACGCCTGCGCCGCCGCCACCGCCAGCAACCAAAAGATAAGAGGCAATCAGAGGCGAAGCGCCGCCGGCTAAAAAGAAGTTTTTAGCGGCAAACATTATGGTGTGTACCCTTGGGCGATTGAGCCGTACCAGTTTGTACCGTCAGCAATAAAGGTCAGAATGTCCATCTTGCCAGCGGTTGCTGTAATTGTTGGTGCGCCAGCCGTACCCCATTTGACAGAGGTAAATGTTGCTGTGCCGTTACCTGTGGCTGCCGCTTGTTTAAGCAAAAGCACAAAAGATTTGCCCGCCACGTTTGCAGGCATTGTGAATGTGCAAGCTGTGGATGCTGTCAGGGTCGCAGTCTGCACCGTTCCGTTCGTCAATGCCAAGGTAGACGCACTGGTCACTGTGCCAATGACAACAACAGCCTCAACATAGTTGGTCACTGTTGGATTGTTAAACAGGCCGTTGGCGCTTACCTTGGTGGTCGCACCGCCTTGCACAATCGGCAATACCTCCGTACCAGCTAAAGGAACCGTTGCGCTCGGTAGAGCAGAGATTTTTGTATCAGCCATTTATCACTCCAACAAAATTAGACCGCCGTTTTCTTGCACAAGGTTGTCGCCGATTTCAGTTAAAAGATTGCCCTGCACTGTTGCATCGGCATACCCAGACAAAAAGGAAATAATGCTTCCAAGACCAATGGAAACACCGTTCCGAATAGGGATGCCAAAGTAACTCATTGTGAATTCATTGGTTTGCAGTAGATCGTGCCACCAGTCGACACTTGGATTGCACTCACGCGCCATTGGCCGCTGACACTGGCAGGCACTTTGAATGGGATCGGTGTAAATGGGGGGATGGGTGTACTGGCTGTTGTAGCCGTAACGGCTTCGCCAACCAGCACATAGCAAGCCTGGTCAGACCAAACCACCACGCCTTGAGCGCCAGCAGGCCATGCACCTGTCACACCAGCAGTGCCGGTGTAAGTAATAGATTTGGCAGGAAAATTGGCATCGGCCAACGGGTTGAGAAGTTCCATGATGTGTCCTTATGCCAAAAAGCGTAGTTTATACAGGGTTCGCAGATAAATTTCGACAATATTGTCAATCAACTGCTGGAGCGAAGAATCCGATTTGTCCACAACCTCGTACCGGCATTTCTCAATGTCATCCAGTTGACCTTGCAAAAAATCAATGATATTGGCCGTCTTGGTGGCCGAGTGCAGCGTTATTGGCCCCATTAGACCGTGCCGACCTTGGTAGGTTTCAGCAAAATCGTCCGCAGCGCCAATGATGCGGTCGTAAAAAATACCCAACGCAATGTGCTTGGAGTAGCTGCGCGTGTTCAGATGGACGCTGTGCGCCACATCACGGGCGAGGAATAGCATTCCTACGAAATCGGCGGCTTTGTACATCATTGGGGCATTCCCATCGGTTGTTGTTCCATTGGCATCTGCTGTTGCTCCATGCCCTCTTGGGGCATCTCAGGGCCGGTATCCATATCGCGCCCAGGCATCTCGTTGACTAGGTCGCCAGAAGTAATCATGCCATGCACGGTTCCCAGCACAATGTCTTGGATTTGCTCAGGCGACATGGATGCCTGCACAGCAGAGATCCGTTGAGTCTCGGCCTGATACGCCTTGACTTGTGCCTCAAAGTCCTTGCGGTGCATATCTTGCATCTCAATGGACTTGCCCGCATTGATGATCATCTGGTGCATCTGCTCCATCTCATGGCCCATTGCCTGGATCTGCTGCTCGGCCTGCTGCAACTCAGGCGGCTTGTCTCCGTCCTGCATCAGCTTGGGATCAATGGTCTTGGCAAAGCGTTTCGCCATCTCTTGAGCACCAGGCCAATCCATGTTTTTCACAAACAGGTCGCCGGCCACTTGCCACAGTTGCGGGTTGCCTTGCAGCAACTGCGCCATAGCTTCCAGCGCCTCTTGGCGCTTGGTCGCGTAGCCTGGGCCGGTGGTGACCACCACATCGTACTTGCCGACCGACGGGTTGTAAATCTTGTCGATCACAATGCCTTCTTGGTTGACAATCTTCTTAACCGGCTCGGCTTGCATCGGGTCAATCTTGACCATGTCGGTCTCGCCGTCCTCACCGATAATCCGCGCCACCCGCTGGGTATCGTAAATCTTGGGGATCAGGTCAACCAATTGCCGGGTGATGTGCCGCACGCCGCGCGCCAAGTTGTCGCCGTAGTGGTAAGTACCTACATCGCCCTCACGCTGACGCGCAAGAATCGCCTTTCCTGAGCGTTCGTTGGAACTCATGCCCAAACTGGCGTTATATTGGCCAGTTGACGATTTGATGTCCTCAGACGCGCCAGCCTTGGCTTGCAGCAGCCCGCTGGAGGCCATCGGCGGCTGGGCGCGCTGTGGTAGAGGCAGAATGCTGCCAGAACCGTCTGTAACGTCAGGATTTACCTCTAAATACGGCCAATTGGTCGTATTTGCAGTCTTCCATTGGTTCTCGTAGCCCTCAAACTGACCGCCGTAGCCAATAAATGGCGCTTTCGGAGCCAAAGCCAGCATTTCTGCCTCTTGGGACACCCAATAGTTGTACATCCGCTGGGCGTCTTTGGCGTTTCGGACAATTCCGGACACATACAGACGCCCGTCGACCTCAAATTCATTGCCGACAATGCGAACAACCGGGATGTACTTGCCCGCCCACTCGCGTTCTTCCAGTATTTCGTACCCGTTGATCTTGCAGTACTTGATCCTGCACCGGTCAGACTCGCGTGACTTAGTTGGCTTACCAAATTGGCTTTTCAGCATCTTGTCTTCGGGTGTACCGGCAAACGCCGTGATGTTCCCAGGGTACAAATTTAGCGTTTCACGGTCATAGTCAACGTAGTAGTAGTCCGCAATGCGGATCGTATCTTCGTTGAGCCATTGAGACAGATTCTGGTCACCGACGCCCAGCGACTGCAAGGTCGTGATAGGCGCTGAGTCAGGGTACATACGCTCATAGTCAGCTTTTGTGATGTCCTCGGTGATAAAACACCACTTGGCATCAGACCCGCACGGGTCTTGGATCGTCGGATCCATGTAGATGCTGAAACTGTTGCGGATGCGCCCAATTTTGATGTCTTGGTCAAAGGTGTTGTCGTCGCAGTATTCCGTCAGGACGCGGATGTAGCCTTCGCCGTAGGAGACCTGGTTTTCGCAGGCGGTGTCGTAAGCGACATCGGCGTCGGAGATGTACTCAATGTGCCTGACCATGCCGTTGAAGATTTCGGCAACTGCAATGTCGGCCTTGTCGTCGGCAGGAATAACCTTGCCACTTGGGCGGTTTTGGCGTTGGTCATTGGTCACTTGCCGCACGTGCTGCGGCAGTTTGTTGATAGTCAGGCAAGGTCTAGCGTTGATCGTCTGGCCCTGCACCGCACCGCGAGTCGCCAGCACATCGGCAGGCCACTGCCAGTGATTGTCTGGGCTGCCAGCATAGAACTTCAAGTCGTCAATCTCATCCTCGCGGGATTCAGACAACGCCCCGATAACCATATCCAGACGGCTGCGGGCAGTCGCCAAGATATTGGACTCGGTGTCCTTCTGACCGCCGCCGTTGGATACCGCACCAGCGGCGGCTATGCCGGTGTAATCAGCCATTATTTAATTTTGCTCAAAACCTTGTTGACTGTAGCCTTGACGTTGCTGCCTGCGGGGATGCTACCGTGGCATCCCATGTTAGGCATCTTAGAGTAAGTCTCTTTGTTGCGGTCGGGCATACCAGCGCCGGACATTTTAGGTTCGCGGCTGTTAAGTTTGCTGATGGGTTCGAGCGTTTTCATTTCTTTCCTTTCGGTTTTTGCGCTTCGCGTTTGACAGAATATGCAATTGCAACTGCTTGCTTCACCGGCTTACCGGCGGCAACTTCGGCCTTCACGTTCTTACGGAAAGCCTCGGGTAATTTTGATTTGACTAAAGGCATTATTTCTTCTTCGCGGTCTTGGCAGAATCTTTGAAGTCTTTGGCCGTCGGCGCTGCTTTGCTGCCGACCTTGTTCATCTTTTCGCCAGAGCCAGCTTTGATGCGGGCTTGCTTGGCGTGAATGTTTGCGTATAGTCCTGGCTTCATAGTTAGCATTTCCATCGTTTGAGCGCCGCCTTAGCGCGTTCGCCATCTTTGGCGTTAGCCGCTACAGCGCCCATTCTTGCACAAAATGAATCCTTGCGTCCTTGGTCTGCTTTGATCTTGGGGTTGGGGGCTGGCGCTTTTAGGTTAGACCCTGTCGCCGCGTTGTACTTCTCGCGGCCCTTGGCCGTCAGGCCAGCACCTTTGGATGTTGGCAGTTTCTCGCCGCGCCCGACACTGAGAGATACTTTTTTCACTTAGCTGCCCATCCATGAAGTTGATATGCTGCTGCCCTGCGCGTTTACCCGGCGGGCGGGTTCAGTATATTCGCGGTGGGCCACGGGAAACGCGAACGTCACGCATATAGCGTCCGCTGCGTCGGGCGATGCAAGACCGCGAGATTTCATTTCTTTCTTGCTCTCCAAGAAGATAGTTCCACGTGAATCAGGCTTCATCATAGGCGAAATCAAGTCCGTCTTCAAGAACCTGTCGCTCGGAATACTAGCAGATTTCAACCACTCCCTCATCTCGCCCCACATCTGCGCCCTCATGTTGCCGTACATGATGGGGTTTTTAGCTTTGTTTCCAAAGTTAACCCCCTTGATCTTGTACCGTTGCTCCTTGAGCCGGTCGACAATCCCCGCGCCTAGCCCGCCCTCGTCGATGACTGTGAGCGTCGGCTTGTACTCCTCGATGGCCTCAATGACGTGCCCAACCACTGTCATAGTGTCGTCGCCCCGATGCCGCGCGATGTTGACAATATCTCGCCCTTGCCGCACGGCGATGACCGTGGCGTCCGCACCGAACCGCGCTGGGTCGACGCCGATGATGATGGGTGCGCTCAAGTCCTTGTACTTCTCCCGCTTCATAGCTGCGTCCACCACATCTGCTGGTATGAACTGATCATCTCCCGCGTTGGGGAACATACCGTACACCTCGACGTGCGCTTGCGCCGACTCCGGCCCGTACTCTTGGATGATGCGCTCGTACACCTGTTTGTCCGTACCCTCGACCGTCCGCGCGTCCACCACCTTGGTTTTCCAGAAATCCCGCTTGCTGTTAAACGCCTCGTAGAAGTACCCCGTGTTGCGGCGCGGGTTGCTGAACGCCAGCCAAAAACGGTTGGGCGTGTTCTCTGTAAAGAACCCGCTGGTCACCGCCCATATGCTGTCGTCAATACCGCTGGCCTCGTCGAACACGACCAGCACCCCGTCGAAGTTATGCACACCCGCGTAAGCGTCGGGGTTCTCCGCCGACCAGAGCCGCCCCTCGACGCCCCAATAGCGCGTGCCCTTTTTTAAGTCACGCTCGACCAGTTCGGTCAGCCACTTGGCGGGCATCAACCGGGTGGCGCTGACTTCAAACCAGTGGCTGTTAAGCGCCATTGCCAGCCACTTGGTGATTTCGGCCCAGGTAATTGATCTGAGTTGAGACTCGGAGTTAGCCGAGATGATGGTCGTCGAGCCGATCCGCGTCGACAACATCCAGATCGTGATCCAACTGACCAGCGCCGATTTGCCAATACCGCGCCCGGACGAAATGGCCTCTTGCAGTACCGCGTAGTCCATTTGGCCTTTGTTGGCCTTGATGTGTTCGGCAATGTCTTGCAGCACATCGCGCTGCCACTTGCGCGGCCCTTTGAAGTTTTCCAACGGCGTGCCCTTGACGCCCCACGGAAATACTAGGGCCACAAACGCCAGCGGGTCGTCCTTAATGCGCGGCGTCCATAGACGCGCCATCAATTCCTGTTCGTCTTCAGCGCTGTATTTGGTCGACTGCATCAATGACCTCTATGACACGCAACTCGGCTTCATGCAGCGCTTGCGTGATGGATATGCGTTGGTCGATGTCAACCGAGATGGACTGCTTGGCCACCCAGCCGTGTTGATGCTTGAGAATTTCCAGCGCCGCCTTAGCGTCGCCCTCTCGCGCAGCGTTGTGCAGGATGTTGGCCATCTCGCGTTCGCCGTCGGCTTTGCCTTTGATCGCGGCCATCTCGGCCAGTGGGTCAAGTTGGCATAGTTGGCGGTACTCATCGGGTCGCATCCCTGACGCCAGGGCGAGCGTGTCGCCTTTGAGTCCTAGCTTGGCGGCGTCGTAGATTGACTGCAAGCGCGACTCAGTCGCTTCGACTTTGCGTATGGTCAGTGGCAGTGACTGGAACATTGGTTCTCCTGCGCCGGGGGCGTGTGCTGGAATTTTATATTAAAAAAATTTGTGCGTGAAGCCTCCGTTGCCGTTGGCCCCCTCGCTCGGCCCTCCCCCCCCTCCCCTCGGCCCCCC